GGTCTCCAACTCGAAGCCCATGAACAACTGATTCTTGTTCTCCTCAATCTCTGGATACGGACACGGGTAACCATTCCAGCCGTCCACATCAAGAAGCGCAGTAGCACCACGGAACCTGATGATGCGTAATGAAGTGTGGTCGTAATCCTTGACAACCCAGAAATTGCGAGGCGACGGTTGCCACGAATAATCACGCACAACATTGCGACCCTCACTGATCACCTCGCCATAACACTCGTCACAGACATACATGTCTCCGTAACGATCCGAGTCAAAGTAGTCAAGGAACGTCATCTCATCAGTGTGGAACATTCTGGCACAACGAGGGCACTCTGCATACGACTCGTTGCACGACTCACAAACATGGTGGTAGCACCCGTGAACGTAAACGCTGTGCAAAGCATGATTGACCGTGAACTCAGAGCAGTCTTCACAAGAACTGTAACAGTCCTCGCAGAACACCAACTCGTCATCAGGGACACGAGTACGGTCGCCAGTGAAACCACGATCATGGCGGTAGTACCTGTGCCAGTCGCCGTACAGACGACCACGCAACAACGTGCCGTCATCCTCAACTTCATTGCCACAAGACGAACAAAGAATCTCAGGTTCGTCAGGCTCATCAGGAACATTGTCGTCGCTGAGAGACATCGCATTAGCGTTGTCGATCAGATCAGAAACCATGTCACTGATCTCAGGTGTCGGCTCCACGCCGTTGTCATTGCTGTTGTCTGTTGTCATTGCATTACCTTTCTCCCCTTGAGGGGAACTCAGTGTTTACTTGTGTAAACACAGTGCACCTTGATGGTACACCGCCACACACCAACCTCGGTTGATGTATGGGGATGAGCATCAAGTTCATTTCCCTTCCTTGTTGTAATCGGTTGAGAACAAGAGCGCGCCATTGACAGCCTCTCGAAACATTGCCAACTCTCTCTCCTCGTAATCGTCCTCGAAGTTGAGTTGATCCTCGAAACAGCCGACATCGCAACCAACACGAATCCAAGATAGTTCGACATCGCGGTCGTCGTAACTATGGATATCGCAATGCCAGCACCAGAGTTCGGCGTAACCTCTCTGCTTGTACACGCCATCGCTGTCCGATTCGTACCTCTGCAGGTACATCTTGTCCCAGAAATCACCAGGATTACTGCGCCACTTCAGAGCCAACCCAAGAGCAGACTCTGGAGATGAACAAGGTGACGAGAACCTCTCAGGTTCGAACTCACCTCTGTCCATGACAACCTGATAGATGTATCTCATTTCACTGTCCTTTCTCTATTAGCGACTCAAGAAACTTCAACGATTCATCTGGCGACAACAGACCTCTGTCATCGGACAGGCAGTCATTCAGGAAATCAACGAGATCACCCAAACCAAGTTCCCTACGCCTCTTGTGATCCAAACCAGAATCAATCCAATCCGCATCAGACCCCCAAAGAATGATGTTGATCGCTTTCACAATGTCATCATGGTCATGGTAAGTCCCTATCACGAGAGAGTCAGTCAAGAGACCAGCGTCATGCGGAGAGAACACACAAGTCTCATTCGCAAGATACGGCTCTGGTCTATCCACCTGATTGACAGAAACAATGCCGATGTACCTGTACAAAGACGACACCCTGAAACCAGAAACCTCAGTCTCACGTTTCGGATAGAAGTCCTCAATGACCCTGTAATACGACTGAGCGTCGTCATGCGGTCGGTGGTTGTATGTCATGTCACTTTCCTCTCTTGCCAGACACAATGTCATGGCGAAACGACGGGCGATCCCCGTACCTATGTGATTTCCTGTACGACACTTTCGTCGCACCATCAGCCAACTTCTCAGAATACGAACGAGCAGGAACCCTGCCCGACATACGCTGTGACGAAACAACGACATCCCAGTCGTCATACTGATGTGATTTCATGGCACCACCTTTCATCTCATGAAGTGTTTACGGATGTAAACACCACTGCACCTGCCATTAGTGCATGACCGTCCACCAACCTCGGCTGATGAACGGATAGCACGACGATCAGAAACCGTCAGGCAGAAAGAAACCGTCCAACCCATCGTGGAATGAATCCCTCAACGAGATAATACGGTCTTGATATTCCTCAATCAGGAGAACATCCTCGCCAGTCTCGTCCTCAACAACCCGACGAAACTCCGCACGAGAACCCTCCAGGATGAAACTGCTCTGTGCAATATGTATCTGCCATTGCAGATCGGACATCTGGATGTCAGACATCACTCACCATCCTTTCCGAGCAAACGTGCAATACGAGCACGAACAATGTCGTGGCGTTCTGTCATCTCCTGACACGCAAGCGTGTGCTCAACACACGCCAAGCGTGTCTCATGGAATGACGCAGACAACTCTGCATCACTCATGTCCCGATACTTGTCCATCTATGTACCTTTCTTGTTATGTGTTTACGGATGTAAACACTCAGTGTGCCCGCAAGCACATGACCACACACAACACTCATGCTGTGTGTGGATAGATCGGCGGGCGACCTATTACTTCTTGAGAAGGCGACGAGCCATCTCTTTCTGCGCTTCTTCGATCAAGAGAGCGAGACCCTTGTTATCGAAGTTCTTGAGGCTCTCAACAGTCTCCTGTGCAAGAGTCTTGCGAGCGACAGGCTTGCCCTTGTCCTTGCTCTTGGCAGGCTTCTCGTAACGCTTGGCACGAATGTCCGAGATCGAATCCCACGTGCGACGATAACCCTGCTCATCAGACCACAAGCAGTGAGACATGTACTGGTTGATCGTGGCGAACGAATACTCGCCCTCACTCGCCTTAGCGTAATCACGCACAGACTTGATCGGATCTTTCTTGTCCTTGATTCTCTTGTAACACTCATCAAGAGCATCGAACCACCCAGCGAGTTCCTCTTTGGAACCTTTCTTGATTCGCTTGCTATGCACACTCGCAAAGAGCGTGACGGCAACTGATTCGGTCTGCCCGATCGTGGCAGTGCGTACGTTTCCAGCAATAACAATTTCCTTTCGGTTGCAGTGTTTACATCGGTAAACACTGGATATGTGATTTCATCGGAGCGACCGACGTTCGGTTCGTGCCGTTGCACTGTGCGAACAAGTCGTTCCGCATAAGAAAGCACGACTAATCAGGCTCTTTCCCTTTCCTGAGGTTTGTTCGTGTATGCGCCGACATTGCGCCTGCCTGCACATGGGAGCACGGGGGGATATACCCAGCAATATAAAAATGCTTGCTCCCGCTCGTGTCCGAATCGTGATGATCGGATATGTTGCCGTGACAGCCGTCACTTTGGGCGCTGGGGGGTGTCAAATCGTTAGGATTCCCTTTACGGGAATATCAAACGCATGTTATTTGGCTTGTCGTCGCCTTTTGTTTTGTGTGGGGATCCGTTCGAGTTTATGAAACTCTGTGACGCACTTCTTTAGGACTGCTGTTCCTGAACTGTATTGGCGTGTCGCTGGTTCGTACGTTGATGTCACATAGTAGTACATGTCGTCTTCTGCTACAAGGTAGCCTACGGCCACCAGTACGCAGGGTTCGTGATGGTGCCCTGGTTTGTGCCAGTCGTCGCCTAGCGAGTAGTGGTCTTCCCAGTGGACTTCTACAAGAGGGGGGAGGTTCACCATTTCACCTTGTCAGCCCAGTACGCTGCTGAGGTACATCCTTTGGCGATGTCTTTGGCGTGTCGGGCTTTGAACGACTTGCGCTTGGCGGTCATTTTGGCAGACTCACCCTTTTTGGGTTTTCCTGCTGTCTTTGCACCTTGTTCTCCGAACCTGATGGTTTTGATTTTGTCGCCACATTTGGCGACTACGATATGCGACTTCGTAGGATGGTTCGGCGTACGCTTCGGCTTATTGTATCCCGAAACACCTGCACGAGCCAAACGGGGATCTTTGCTACTAGCCACACACAACTCCTTCGACTGTCGTCGCAAATAGTTTAAGGGTTATAGATCGGTGGCGTCCCGTTGGTAGCCACCGATAACTGTATGCCCCTATCTAAAGTTGCGGGCGTTACCTAGTAACAAAATCCTTAGAAAGTATGAGTATCGAAGAAAACATCCTGGACGCCAGACACGAGGCGTACATCAACTGGCTGTGCACACCGCCCTCGGAGAGGGTGCCAGCCAGTAAGGAAAAGTACGCCGAGTCGATCGGCGTGAACATTAGTACTCTGCGCCGCTGGGAAAAGAAGGAAGTTTTTAGGAAGGCGTGGCAGTCTCGTGTTGATGATGTGCAGGGGTCTCCTGAGCGTTCCCAGCGTCTTCTTGATACGTTGTACGAGAAGGCTCTTGGCGGCGACATCAAGGCTGCTCAGTTGTATTTGCAGGCGACGAACCGTATGGCTCCGCCCACATTGAATGTGCGTTCTGAGACAAAGATTGCCGAGTTGTCCGATCAGGAATTGGAACAGTTGATTCAGGCTGCTGCCCATCATGAGCAGGAGTCCCGCAAACTTCGTGCAGTATGAGCAAGTTGGTTGAATGCCCTATCTGCGGGGAGGAGTACCCCCCTGTGGCTTGTAGGTGGCGTTGCCCTTATTGTGGGGGCAAAGATAACTGTTGTGAGGGCGAACCTCAAAGGATGAGAGATACGGATGGAACTGACTGAACTTCTCAATGAGAAGGAATGGCGTACTTGTAAAGGTCCACAAGATGCTACGGTCGATCAACTGGTCGATGCTTTCGAGTATTTCTGTCAGACCTATTGGCATATCAAACATCCCGAGCAGGGTCGCATCAAGTTTGAGTTGCGTGAAGCCCAGGCCGAAACTATCCGTGCTTGGCTCAGCAACAGATACAGTGTTGTGCTGAAAGCCCGTCAGATCGGGTTTTCTACTCTTGCTGCCGCATATGCTTTTTGGCTCACATTTTTTTGGCAGGACAGGTTTGTGGTTATGCTTTCCCGTACGGAACGTGAGGCCGCCAAACTTTTGCAAAAGTCTAAGTATGGGTACAAGTTTATTCCTGCTTGGATGAAGCAACGTGGTCCCCAGATCACTTCGGACAACCAGTTGAAGATGACGTTTTCGAACGAGTCCGCTATCGAATCTTTGCCTTCTGGGAATGATCCTGCCCGTGGCGAATCTGTGTATCTGGTAGTGGTAGACGAAATGGCGTTCCTGCCAAACCCCGAGGAAGCGTGGGCTTCTATCGAACCAATTGCTGACGTTGGTGGCCGAGTTATCTGTCTTTCCACCGCAAACGGTTCAGGCAACTTCTTCCATCATTTGTGGACTGGATCGCAAACTGGCACAAACCTTTTCAAAGGTATCTTCTGGCCGTGGTCTGCTGGAGATCGTGATGACGACTGGTACGAGTCAAAACAGAAAACAATGCCAGGCTGGCAGTTACACCAGGAATATCCCAGGTCTGCTGACGAGGCTTTTATCAAGTCTGGAAACCCAGTATTTGATATTGATGCCTTGGAGAAGATGGAACTGTCAGAACCGCAGAGAGGCTACCTTCACGTTTTGAGCAGAAGGAACTCTGAGTTCAGAACCGCCAAAGATGGCGAATTCGCTATCTGGGAGTTCCCAACAAAAGAAGGCGTTTATGTGGTTGGCGCTGACGTTGCTGAGGGTCTTGGCTATGGGGACTATTCGTCTGCTCATATTATCAATGCCCGTGACTTGTCTGTCGTCGCACACTGGCATGGGCATATCGAACCAGACCTATTCGGGGATTTGCTGGCTGAAATAGGCTGGATGTACAATGGTGCTTTGGTCGGTGTTGAAAATAACAACCATGGTCTGACAACGCTGAAAGCGTTGCAGAGAACTGGGTATAAGAACATTTACAGGACTCGCCGCCTGCAGCGGCGTAACCCAGAAGCAACAGAACAGTTGGGATGGAGAACTACTGCGGCGACAAAGCCTCTTGCCATCGACGAACTGAACGCTTCTATTCGAGATTTGGAACTTGAAATTTTTGACGAGTTCACCGTAAAAGAACTGAAGTTGTTTGTGCGTGACCCCAACGGAAAGATGCACGGATCGCCTCATGATGACAGGGTTATGTCTTTGGCTATCACATATCAGATGCTGAAGTATGTGTGGCTTCCAGAGTACAAAGCGGACATTGTTGCACCAAAGTACAGTTTGGGGTGGTTTGAGCGTTTTGTGGTTTATGGCGATGAAGGTCAAAAACCTGTTCCTTTGGGTGCGTATAACACCCGCGCCCAGTAGGTAACAAACATTTTATTAAAGTATGGGATCTTATTCATGTGTTCACTGCGGAAAAGTTGAGTTTTCCGACAGTTTGCCACGCCGAGGTGCTGTTTGCTTTGGTTGTCATGTGAAGACGATTCGTTTGGGGTTCACTCACGGCAAGGATGACTTTCACGGTCCGACGATCAAGGAACGTCAGGACCAGCAGGTTCGTCAAGCAGAGGCGGCTGGCATTAAAGCTGAGCCTGTTGGAAACCGTTGGGTGTGACGGGTGTATTGGTGGGTTCCCATAGTGGTCGCTGTCATTGGCGGACCGATGATGTGGGGATTGCACCGTCTGGACAAGCGGAATACTTCGCAACACCAGGAGGGTCTCAGTACTTTGAAGCGTATAGAGTCAAAGATTGAGAAGTTGGATGATCGTCTTCATGATCACATTTCGTGGCATGGACACAGGAAGGTGGGGTAATGACTTATAAGGAAGCATTTCAGCGGGCTGTTGCTACGTTTATTGCTGGGGCTACGGCTGCGCCGATCAGTTCGGCTTTGTTTGATGTCTCGTTTTTTAAGGCGGCGGCTATTGCTGGCGTGATTGCTGTTTGGAACTGGGCTGGACGTACGTTCCAGGCCATGAAGGAAGAAAGATTGGTGTACTGATGGCAACGAAAAAAAATTCTTATGGAAAAACGATTGACAAAATGGAGCGCGAAGCAAAAGGTCAATCTAGAACTAACATTGAACGTCTTGCTGCTAGGCAACTTGCAAAATCGGACAGGCTTGAAGCACAAATGAAGGCAAAAAGAGTTGCGGCCCGCGCTCCGATTACAAAAAAAACTGCAGAGAACGCCAAGGGAACCAGGGCCTTGAAAAAGGCCGAAAAGGCTCATGCCCGTTCTGCCAAAAATCCTCAGAGCACAAGACTTTCCACAAGATCAAATCGCGCTGTTGGAAGAGCAAACAGCGTTGCCGCAGCGAATAGGGCTGGTGTTACGGGTTCAATGGCAAGAAGTCTTGGAAGAATTGGACGCGGCGGCGGCGGTGGCCGCCACGGAAGATAACCGAAAGGTCAAAATGCCTCGCATTTCGCAATCAGAAACCCTCGCCAAATATCAAAAGCGTCTAGCAGTCACAAAACGCTGGCGAAGGGAAGAACAGTACGACGACACATGGCGTCGTCTGATCGACATTTACCGTGGAAGACATTATGAGGACATTTCGGACGAAGATCGTCTGCTAGTCAACATTTCGTTTTCCACGGTAAATGTGATTGCGCCTAGCGTAGCAGTCAACTACCCAAAGATTGCCGTCAACGCCAGAAAGCCAGAAGACGGACCCAAGGCGATCATCACCGAGGCTGTTATCAACTACTGGTGGAAGCATTTCAAAGTAAAGCCAGAGTTCCGTCGCGCCGTCAAAGACTTTCTTGTTATTGGGCACGGATGGTTGAAATGTGGATACAGGTACGTTGAAGAAGTTGAAGTAGAAAAGAAAGAAAAAGAAGAAACAAACGAGGCACCCGAAACTGGTGAAGGTGAAACGACTGGTACATACGACGAATACGATGATGTCACGTCCATCACAATCGTCACCGAAGATCGACCGTTTGTTGAACGAGTATCACCATTTGACATGTTCGTTGATCCAGACGCCACATCAATGTCTGATGCGCGCTGGATTGCGCAGAGAATCCGCCGTCCACTTGAAGAAGTCAAAGCAGACAAGCGCTACTCCAAGGTTGCTCGCGACAACCTGAACGCCACATCTTGGGGAATGGATTTGGATGAGGCTGGACGGCGCATTCCAGAAGACCGTGACGCTGGATACGTTGAAATTTGGGAGTTCTACGACATCCCGAACAAAACCCTTGCTGTGTTTGCTGAAGGATGCGACCATTTCCTTGTCAAACCGATCGAAATGCCATACGCGTTTGGTCATCCGTATGTGATGATTCGAAATTACGATGTTCCAGATTACTTCTACCCAATTGGTGACCTCGAAGCAATCGAACCATTGCAGCGCGAGTTGAACGCAACTCGAACCCAGATGATGAACCACAGAAAACGGTACTCGCGAAAGTATCTTTTCAAAGAATCTGCGTTCGATTCAGATGGGCGCTCCGCCTTGGAATCAGACTACGACAACGTGATGGTTCCAGTAGCCAGCGACGAAAACCTTGGTAATGTCGTCGCACCATTCCCAGCAGTCATGACCCCACCAGAGTTCTACAGTCAGTCTGGAATGATCGAAAACGACATTCAGATGGTTTCTGGTATTTCGGAGTATTTGCGAGGATCTCTTCCCGAGATCCGTCGCACAGCAACAGAAGCAGCAATCATTCAGGATGCTTCTAATGCCCGCGCAGCAGACAAATTGGCCACTATTGAGGCTGCTATCGCTGATGTTGCTTCAAGGCTTGTTGCCTTGGCGCAACAGTTCATGACTGGGGAGCAGGTTGCCCGCATTACGGGCAAGAACGGTGAACCGACATGGATCACGTTTGACTCGGATTACATTTCTGGTGAGTTTGACTACGACATTGAGGCTGGATCTACAGCGCCGACAAACGAATCGTTCCGACGACAAATGGCGTTGCAGATGGTTGACGCAATGGCCCCGTTTGCTGGCATGGGTATCGTCAACATGCAAGCGTTGGCATCTCATGTTTTGCAGTTCGGTTTTGGTATCAAGAATCCTGATTTGTTCTTGCAGGAGGCCCCTCCTCCTCCAGAGATGATGGGTGGCGGTCCAATGCCTCCAGAAGCGCTTCCTCCTGGTATGCCAGGAGAAAGCATGCCACCAGATATGGCTCTTATGGCCCAAATGGCAGGCGAAATGCCACTTGAAGGGGCCATGGGCACACCCGATGGTGGTTTTATGCCCATTTCTGGTAGCCCTGAGGCTTTGTCAGGTATTGATCCTGCAATTCTAGCGTCTTTGACGCAACAGATGGGTTTGACCTTGCCCAACACCTGATATCAGGTAACAAGGTTTTTTATATATAGAGCAACCATTAGGACTCTAAGGAGAAACAAGTGTCTAACACTTTTGATGATGACCCCTATCTGGACCCCATCGACGATGGACAAGTTGAAGAGGCGGGTGAAGCGGAAGAGTTTGATGCCCCAATTTTGGATGTCAGCGAATTTGCAGATCACTATGTGACTGTGAAGGTAGATGGCGAAGAAATCAGGGTTCCACTCTCGGAAGCAGTGGCTGGCTACAGCCGTCAAGCGGACTATACCCGCAAGACGCAAGAGTTGGCTGCGCAAAAACAGGATTTGGCTTGGGCTGAAGCAATTAAGCAGGCTCTGGAAAACGATCCTTCTGGGACGATTGACCTTCTTGCCACACATTACGGTGTGACTCGTAAAGAGGCACAGCGTATGGTGGATGAAGACCCATTTTTTGGGGATGAGTTCCGTATGGATGACGACCCAGTTGCAAAACGTCTTGCTGAAATTGATCAGCGTGTGAGCGCATTTGAAAAGATGCAGGCTCAGGCGCAACTTCAAGCCGATATCCAGCGTCTGCAATCACTTTATGGTGAAGATTTCGACCCCAAGGAAGTTGTTGCTGCGGCTCTATCTAGAGGCAACCCTGATCTTGAGGCAGTTTTTAAGGAAATTGCTTTTGATCGGATTCGTGCTCGCAAGGTTCAAGAGTCCAAGCAGACTTCGAAGGTTCAAGAGAAGAAGAACGCGGCAGTTGTATCTGGCGCTTCGTCTTCGAAGGCTGGCAAGGGAGATGTTGGAGCCATTCGTTCCATTTCTGATGCTTGGGCTGCCGCCAAACGGCAGCACAACGTGACCTAACGTGAAGGAGTCCTAACATGGCTGCTGGAAACTCGAATTTTGACACACTGCTGTCAACAACAATTGCTAATTATCGTAAGACGCTCACCGATAACGTCTTCAATGCTCGTCCTCTGACCTATTTCCTCATGGACAAGGGTCGAATCCGCATGCTCAATGGCGGTACGAAGATTATTGAGCCGCTGATCTATGGTGAGAACACCACTGTCAAGCCGTACTCTGGCTACGACACGATCGACCTGACGCCTCAGTCGGGCATTTCGGCTGCTGAATACGATTGGAAGCAGTACGCTGCATCTATCGCTATCAGCGGTATCGAAGAGGCGAAGAACAACGGCGAGCAGGCTATTGTAAACCTGCTTGAGGCGAAGATCATGCAGGCTGAAGAGTCCATTAAGGAAGGCTTCAACGCAATGTTCTTCAGCAACGGAACTGACACCCTTGGTGCTGGTGGAACGGACTCGGGCAAGTCGTGGAACGGCCTCGGCAATCTTGTTGAGAGCGGAAACACGGTCGGAGGAATCGACTCGTCGGATTCTGACAATGCTTGGTGGCGTTCCTACGAGGAAAACACTGCTGGTGCGTTGACACTGGCTCAGATGACGACTGCTTACAACAGTGTTTCTGTTGGTAATGATCATCCCGATATGGTTCTGACCACGCAGACTCTGTTTGAGAAGTATGAGTCGCTTCTGCAGCCGCAGTTGCGCTACACCGACACGAAGACGGCTGATGCTGGATTCCAGAACCTTCTGTTCAAGGCCGCTCCTGTGGCTTACGATGTGGATTGCACTTCTGGTGTGATGTACTTCCTGAACAGCAAGTATCTGACCCTGGTTGGTCACAGCGACAAGTGGTTCTCCACCACGGAGTTTGTGCGTCCTGAGAACATGGATGCTCGCTACTCGCTGATCATGGTGTACGGCAACTTGACGGTCCGTAACCGCAAGAAGCAGGGTAAGTTGACGGCCAAGACGGCCTGATTTCCCTAAAGTTCTGGGGGTGTGCTCTAGTGCTCAGGGCACACCCCCTTTACTTTTCTCCAACAGGTAACAAATCGACGTATTGTTGATGAGTTCCGCACCTATTTATTCTTACTACGGGGTTTCAGCGAATCAGAATTCGCGTCCGTACGCTACCGCTGATGCAAAACCTGCCCCTGCTGGTGGTATGCCATATGCGGGTCATACTCGCTGTATCGCGAATAATGAGACATGCCAGGGGGCTAGGGCAAAAGGAACCAATTTCTGTATTGGTCATTTGCGTCAGATTGAAAAGGAGATCGCAAATGAATCTAAGTGAAATTCGTTCCAAAGTTCGAGAAATCGTTGACTTGGACACAGATGACCTTTCGGACACCCTGCTCAACATGTACATTAAGGATGGGTTTGAGCGCGTTATCAGTCTTGAACGACGCTGGCCGTTCTATCAGAAGAAGTACACGCTGACCACTGTTCCTGGACAGCGCGACTACGATGTTTCTTCTATTGGTGCTGGTGATCTTCGAGAGGTTATTTCGCTCGTAGATACTTCTGCTGTTGGTAATCGTTTGGAGTTCATTGCGTATGATGACGCTGAAGCAGTTTGGATCGGATCGTACGATCAGGCTTCTCGTCCTCTGTATTTTTCTTTATGGGAAAATAAGATTAATCTTTGGCCCAAGCCAGATATTGCCTACACACTCATTGCCCGAGGTTATCGGGAGCCGAATAATTGGTACGATTTTGACGGTGTTGAAGTGGACGCTGATCGTCGGCTTCATCAAAGTCTTGTGTACTACGGTGTGGCGCAGGTTTACCAGTTGCAGGAAGACGTAGAACTGGCATCTTTTTATCGTGCAACTTTCGATGAAAGTGTGCGTCTTGCCGCTTCGGACATCATGCGTCCCGCATCTCAGCGTCCTTTGGCTTTGTCCGATGGTGTTCCGCGCATGTCTCGTCGTTATTGGATGCAGTCTTTGGGTAGGACTCTTGGTCAATGAGTCGCATTCAACTTCTTCGAACGGATGACTTTACTGGTGGGTTGAACCTTCGTGCTGACCCGTTTCAGTTGGCTGATAATGAGTCTCCTGATTTGTTGAATGTTGATATTGACCCGCGTGGTGGGTTGAAAGTTCGCGGCGGAATGGTGAAATACAACTCGTCCTCTGTTGGTGGACATAACACTTGGGACCCAAAAAGTTTCCATGTTACACACGGAGCATCGCCACAGGTATTTGTCGCCGCTGAAGGATATGTTTATTACGCCTCTTCTACTTCTTTTTCGTCTACGACTATTGCGTACACGGCACCTTTCGGTGCTTCGTACGCAAACTGGGCTTCAGGAACATCGAACTTTGTGTACATGGCTACTGGAACCACTCCAAAGAAATGGAATGGTTCTTCTGCGACGACATTGACGGCATCTGGTACTGGCGAATGGCAAGAAGATTTTTCCAACCCACTGGGAACGCACATGCCCAAAGCTCGTTATTGTGCTTCACATATTGATCGACTATGGGTCGCATACACGAGCGAAGATTCGAACGATTACCCAAATCGTATTCGTTTTTCTCATCCATTTTTTCCAGAGTCATGGCGCGAGGACGATTACATCGACATTGTTGATGGTGGTTCTGGTATTACTGGAATTGTTCCTTTTAAAGAAAACTTGATTGTTTTCAAGAAGAAGGGGATCTTCGCAATTATGGGATATTCAACGGACACCTTTCAGGTTGTTCCGTTGACCCATGAGTACGGTATTCCGAATGCTAATGCTGTGACTGTAACGGAAAACGAGTTCTATTTCTTTTCCTGGCCTGACGGCCTGTTTGTTTATGATGGTCAGCAGTTCACAGATTTGTTTCATCAGATCAGACCAATCATTCAGTCAAGCGAAGTAAACTCTGCGGCACAAGATAAAGTTTGTATTGCTTCAATTGATCATCGCATTTGGATTGGTCTCCCTACTGGGAACGCATCAAAGATCAATTACAGTTTTATTTATGATCCTTCTTTGGGTCAGAGGGGTGCCTGGACGAGATACCAGACTTCCGATGCTCATGGTGTTGGTATGGGTGCAGATTTTGTTGCTTCGAACGGCGACAAGTTTTATTTGGGTGTCCATCCTCATAGGGGTCACATTTTGAAGTTGGATGTTGATTCATCCGTTAATGATGATGTTGGCCATGGTTCTGGTTTGTTCAGTTCGTATTACAGAACCAAGTGGCACGATGCGCAGAATATTTCTAGCAAGAAGATGTGGCGACGACCAGACCTTGTTATTTCTCAGCCTGTTGAGGACGGCAAACTTTTTGTGAGTGTCTATCACGACTGGGAAGAAGCTTTGGCTCGAAGAAACTTTCAAATCATTTTGAATGATCCAGACACTCTTGCTTTGGAATGGAAAGAAACAGCAACAGAACCAGATGGTGTTCCAGGCTGGAATGAGGCCAACTGGGGTGCTACCCCAAGTGGTTCGCAATTTGTGCGAGGCAAAAATCTTGGTCTCTGCCGTAGTGTCCAGTTGAAACTGGAAGGGGAACCTGGAAAGCCTTGGGGTGTCAACTCCATTACTTACAAGTTTAATCCAAGGAAGGTTAGGGCATAATGGCTACTGCTTCTATCTCATACGTTTTTACAAATGGTACAAACGCTGATGGTGTTCAGGTCAATTCGAACTTCAGTTCGATTCTTTCGTTCTTGAATACTGAAGTTGTACAACGTGATGCTTCAATCGCGTTCACAAACATTCCTATTCTTCCCGCATCTGACCCATCTACCGACAACCAGGCTACGCGCAAGGCGTATGTGGACAAGGTTGTTCCTGCTGGGATTGTCGTTCAGTTCGCTGGAACGACAGCGCCTTCAGGATGGGTGATGTGTGATGGTACTGCATATTCGAGAACTAATGCGACATATTCGCGTTTGTTCAACGCAATTTCTACAACGTACGGTCCTGGGGATGGCATTACCACATTTAATGTCCCAGATTTTCGTGGCAAGTTCCCTGTTGCGTTGAGCGCTGCTGACGCAGAGTTCAACGCTTTGGGTGAGACTGGTGGCACGAAGACTGAAACTTTGACTGTTGATCAGATGCCTTCTCACACTCATGTGCAGAACTCGCATAATCACGATCAGAATAGTCATAACCATTTGCAGGATGCCCATAACCATACTCAAAATCCTCACACACATACACAGGATTCTCATACCCATAATACGACAACTGCTTCTGATTCTGCTAGCACATGGTCTACTGGTGCCACTGGTTTGTTTTGGTTTTTAACTGACATTGGCAATGACACTGGAACATCTGTCGATTTGTCGTCTGCAACTCCAACAATTAATAGTGCTACTGCAACCAACAACAGTACTACTGGAACAAATCAGGCTGCGACAGCGACAAATATTCCTGCTACTGCCGTAAACCAGAACACTGGTGGTGGTGCTTCGCACAATAACTTGCCCCCGTATATTGCGGTTAACTTCATTATCAAACTATGAGTTGGACTGCTCCTGCGATCAATGCCCTTCGAGGGTCGAACAGTATTCCGTTAAAGCGCACATTTGCATCTTTGACGGAATATTTGGAAAAGATGAGTCAGGAAGCGGCTGTTGGTGGTGTTGTTGTTTTTGATGGCGGTCGTCCTGACACCGACTTTTCTGTCGGTGTCAATATCAACTGTGGAGGTGTGAGTTAATGGCTTACATTCAGTTCCAGTTGAGGCGTGGTACTGCCGCTGAGTGGACTGCTGCTAACCCCGTTTTGGCTGAGGGTGAGATCGGTTGGGAAACTGACACTCTTGAGTACAAGATTGGTGATGGTACTACTGCGTGGAACTCTTTGGTTTATGGTGGGTTTGAAGGACCGCAAGGCCCTCAGGGAGCGCAGGGTGCGCAAGGTCCGCAGGGAGATGTGGGTGCTGAGGGTCCGCAGGGGGCTACTGGACCACAGGGAGATGTCGGTCCGCAGGGACCGCAAGGTGCTGCGGGCGCTCAGGGAGATGTTGGACCCCAGGGGGCGACTGGTCCTCAGGGAGCGACTGGTCCGCAGGGAGATGTTGGCGCCCAGGGTCCACAAGGAAGTCAGGGTGCTCAAGGGCCTCAGGGAAGTAGCGGACCCCAGGGTCCACAGGGGGATGTAGGACCCCAGGGTGTCGCTGGACCACAGGGTAGCACAGGACCACAGGGGGATGTTGGACCTCAAGGTGCTACAGGACCGCAGGGTGATACTGGTGCGCAGGGTCCGCAGGGCGCGCAAGGTCCGCAGGGTGCTACTGGTGCCGATTCAACTGTTCCTGGTCCGCAAGGTCCGCAGGGACCAGCGGGACCACAAGGCGATGTTGGTCCACAAGGTGCTACAGGAAGTCAAGGTCCACAGGGACCACAGGGTGCTACTGGCCCCGAGGGTGGCACTACTACATTGACATCAAAGGGTGATTTGTTGACTAGGACTTCTTCTGGTGTTGTTCGTCTGCCTGTTGGTGCTACTGATGGTTATGTTTTGACTGTTGATGCGACGACAAGTGAGGGTGTGAAGTGGGCTGCTTCTTCTGGTGGTGGAGGGGCTTTTGATGATGTTGGGAATGTTTTGGCTGTTCAGGTTTTTAGTTAGGGGTTCATTGTGGCTACGTTTACGAAACTGAAGTTGTCTGGTTCCACTGATGGTCGTGGTATTGAGGTTGGTGCTACGGCTATCGCTTCTGGTACAACTATTCATACTGCGAGTTCTACTGCTTTGGATGAGGTGTGGTTGTATGCATCGAATCCGACAGCGAATGCGAAGTTGTTGACGATCGGCTTTGGTGGCACGGATGCTCCCGATGATTTGATTGAGTTGTCTATCCCAGGTGACTCTGGTTTGGTGTTGGTTGTTCCTGGTTTGGTTTTGACGAACAGTCTTGTTGTGAAAGCGTCGGCTGTTGATGCGCCTGGCGAGATCACTATTTTTGGCTATGTGAACAGGATTAGTTGATGCTTCGAGATCGCGTGAACTCTGGTGTTTCTGTCGGCGGATGGTTTGACCCTCCGCAGTATGTGAACCGTGGTGTTGAGGTGACGGCTACGCAATCGTCTGGTTCTCCAACTGAGTTTTTTAATGGCAACTACCGTGGTTTTACTTTTACTGGCAATGGTGAACTCGTAGTTTCTAATGGGATTTTGCGTGATGTTGAAATTATTTTGATCGCTGGCGGGGGAGGCGGTGGAGGCGGAACTACTAGTTATAGAGCAGGTGGCGGTGGCGGCGCAGGTGGAGTCGTCAATATTGTTTCTCAACTAGAATCTGGAACACACATTGTGATAATAGGCGCGGGCGCCGCAGCAAAAACGGGCGACGGCAATCCAGGAAGCAACAGTTCTTTTGGAAAATTTGACGCCTTGGGTGGTGGCGGTGGTGGTAGCGGCGGCGGGGATAGCCCCGACGATGGTGGTTCTGGTGGTGGCGGTGGCGGTAACGATAATCGCTATGGTTTGGGTTTTGGCTCTCAGGGAAATAATGG